TTGGGGGCAATCCTGTACGCACGTATGAGATTGGTTGTACCGTTTGAGGTCTAGCACATTCAACACCATGGATTAAATCTTGGGTTGGCTTGACCGACACGGCAAATTCGGAATTTTCCATCTCCTGTTTACTTGTGTACCTCGGAGTATCAGCATTATAGTTTGTCGCCATAATTACTGTACCCGGAGCTCCTCCGGTCACAAAATCAGTTATCATTGGTCTAAATTCAAAGATTAATCCGTGAAATCTATACTCTTGATAATTCTGCGCAACCGTACTGAGCCACGGGAAAGTTTGCACCAACCCCGGGTTCAATGGATAAACAGTGTTGTTAAACAAAGTGGTACCAGTAATATCACCTAAGTATTCACGATGGCAGACAATGTTAGTTTGTCTACCTGTGGAAAACTTTGGGATTTGGTTACCATTAGTTAACACATTATAGCTTGGGTGAGATCCAACCATTTGGTAGTCACCTGAGCCAAAGATCTGTCCTATTCCTGATCCTAACCACTTGCCCACACCAGAGGCATATGGGATGCCGAACATTGTAGATAACTTACTACCTACAATTTGTCCAACATCTGCGAACGGTGTGGCCTTTTTAGACTTTTGTTGAGTCACTGTCTTAAGTGCTTTCTTTTGTTTTGTTTTGTTTGTCATAGTATGGGATGCCCTATGACTTGGGGACTGTACATTGATTAGTAACCATTTGGGGACTCCGTGCAGTCTCTTGGCATTCTGGTTAGCACTAAAGTAATAGTTTTGGGTCATCACACTAATCAACCCCATGGTTTAAAGTTGTCCCTAACTGATTTTTCGATAGCTTATCTGCTAGCCCAATTTCCTTACGGAATCCTGCAAGTGGGTTTTCGTCCCTACAAGCATTTCCTGGGTAAGAGGGGGTGCGGAACCCCAGGCCGGCTAAATCCATGGGCGGCTTGCCTTCTGGCCTTCTTGCTCTTGTACTTTTAGTACATCCTCAGTTGTGGATGAGGAATTATCTTGGGGTCGACAGGATATTGCACGAATGCAACACTCACAACCCCTTCATAACACAATTGCTTGGATGATGGTATCCCAAACGCTCTCCAAAATGAGACACGTGTCAATGGATCAACGCTTTGATATCTACGCTTCATCCCTTGACCCAACATCCTTAAACCAGTTTCCATAGACGGATCATCAAGTGGTTTAACATTCCCGCCGATCTCATCGTACCTTTTATAAATATCTTGTATAATTGGCACTCCACCCGCTAATGCTAAACCCCCTTCACCGACAGCCTTCATCCATCTACGAAACACCTTGTGGCTATCCAAGGGCTTGATAGATATAGAATCTTTTGATATGGAAGCTGAAACCTTTCTGACCATAATCCAACCGTCTGGCGTCCAGACCGGTTGCGATTGACAGAATTCAATCTCCTCAAACACATAAACAGGATCCTCAATTTTCATATCAAATCCGAGTGTTAAGAAGAAAGATGAGAGATCGTTGATTCGCGTCATCTCTGATCTCTCAATGATCACCACACA